CTTGGTACACCTATAGATACAACCAATCAGTTTCAGTCTTTACAAGGTAAAAGGTTTAGTGGTGATGGCAGTACAACTGCTTTTACATTAGACATTGCACCGAGTTCAGTTTTTGACATAGAGGTCTTTGTAGAAAATGTTAGACAAGACCCAAACTCCGCCTATAGTTTATCAGGCACTACGATGACATTTACTGGAGCACCCGCATCTGGTACAAATAATATTTATGTAGTTCATCAAGCAAAGGCTGTAGGAACAATTAATCCTACTAATGATTCTGTAACAGCTAGTGCCATAGCAGATGATGCGGTAGAAAGCGAACATCTTAATAATAATATTATATCAGGACAAACAGCTTTAGGTGCTACTCCTGCAGACACAGATGAATTTTTAGTATCAGATGCAGGAACAATAAAAAGAGTTGATTATTCATATATAAAAGCAACAAACGAACCTATTTTTGTTGCATATGTTGACGCAAATCAATCTTTAAGTAATGCAACAGCAACAAAACTAACATTTACAAGTGAATCTATAGATACTGGTAGTGCCTTTGCTGATTCAAAGTTTACAGTCCCTTCAGGTGAAGCAGGAAAATATTTTTTTCATGGTAAGTTTAGAGCGTCTAGTTTTACTGGTTCTCTTAATTTAGATATTTATAAAAATGGAAGTAATGCAGGTATTCACTTTAGAACAGAAAATCAATCTGCTGGTAATAATTTTGGCACTTGTGCTATCTTTGCAATATTAGATTTATCAGTAGATGATTACATTGAAATATATGGTTATCAATTTCAAGGTGGTACTCAAAATATAACATCAAAACTTTTTGAAGGATTTAAATTAGCATAGGAATAACATGGCAACATTATACACAAAAACAAAATTATACATAGAAGCAAACTCTGCAACATGGGATGATACAAAAGTATTTTTACAAAATGATGGTGATGGAGACTACATTAAAACATGGACATATAGTTTTTCTAAACCAACAGATTCACAGTTAGCTACATATGAAACAGCAGGTAACACTGCTGAGTCTAATTATACTGTAGATGAAAAAAGAAAAACAGAATACTTAACATGGCAAGAACAATTAGATAAACTGTATCATGATATTGATGATGGTAAATTAGATAAGACAGGTTCTTGGTACACACATATCAAGGCTGTGAAGGATGCAAATAGCAAGGAGTAAAACATGGCAGTTAGTACAATAGGAACAAATGCTATTACAGACGCAACAATAGCAACTGGAGACATTGCTGATGATGCCGTCACTGTAGCTAAAACCTCAGGTGTTGGCTTTGGTGTACAAAATGTAGACCAATTTAGATTAACAAGTAATTTTACTGGTGATGCTCAACCTATAGCAAGTAATTTATCAAGAGTAAGTGAAGTAGGAGCTGCAGGAGGAGCTGTAGGTTCACAAATGGCAGTTAGCAGTGGAATTTTTACATTTCCACAAACAGGAATGTATTTAGTAGAATTTGTTTCACAAGCAACATGGACTTCAACATCTTTTTTTCATACAACATCTATTCAAGTTACTACAAATAATAGTAGTTACACTGCAAGAGCAGAGGGAGATTTAGCAGTAACCATGGGTGCTGATTCAGGTACATGGTATCAAAGTGCTTATGCTTCATTTCTTACAGATGTTACAGATACTGCAAATGTAAAAGTAAGATTTGGAATAGATGCTTATAATGGTAGCGTAACCACAAGAGGTAATACAAATACTAGTTTAACTTACATGACATTTACACGATTAGGAGATACATAGAATGAGACCTTCACATATAGAAGATTATTTAGTAACAGTCAGAAGTGGTCAATGGTTTGGTTGGTCTGACCCTAACAATAAAATATATGCAAACTTAGAGGTTTATGATGGGGGAGCAAAGCCTTCTGAATCAGATTGCACAAATGGATTAAAAGCATTACAAGATGCATGGGATTTAGAAAATAATAGCTATAAATCTAATCGTAGAGCAGAATATCCACAACTAGCAGAACAATTTGATTTGTTATATAAAGATATTATAGCGGGCACAGTTACTACAAATGGTGATTTTGCAAAAGCTATAAAAGCTGTGAAAGATAAATATAGTAAGGAGTAGGAGGATAGATGACAATTACAAAAGTAACAGATGCGGGATTAGATAGAAGTAGAATTGTAACTCCAATTATTATTAATGGAGATATGCAAGTTGCTCAAAGAGCTACCTCAGTAAGTAGTCATAACGCAGTTTCTTATACAACAGTAGATAGATTTAAAACTGTCTGTGAAGTAGGAACATACACTGTAATTCAAGAATCTTTAACAAGTGGCAACGCATACTTAAATGGTTTTAAAAAAGCGTTAAGACTTGATTGCACTACAGCGGAAACATCAGCAGGTAGTGCAGGAGAACAAACCACGATAGAGCAAAGAATAGAAGGACAAAATTTAAATGCTTTTTTGAAAGGAACTGCTAATGCAAAAACTTTTACTTTAGCGTTTTGGGTGAAGGCAAGTAAAACAGGCAGTAATTTACAAGTAAATTTAAGAGATGCTGATAATACAAGACAAGTTGGTGGCACCTATAACATTGATGCTGCTGACACATGGGAAAAAAAGATAATTAATTTTCCTGCCGACACCACTGGGGCTTTTGATAATGATGCTAATAATAGTTTAACGATAGAATGGTTTTTAGATGGTGGTTCAAATTATTCTGGTGGAGCAGTGCCTACGGCATGGGAGGCAAGTGCTAATGCAGATAGGAATGTAACAAATTTTGATTTAGCAGGAAGCACTGATAATGATTGGGCATTAACAGGAGTGCAATTAGAAGTAGGAACATTTGATGCAAATACAATACCTTCTTTTCCCTTTGAGAGCATTGACGATAATTTAAGAAGATGTTGTAGATACTTTCAAGATTACGCAAGTTTTAAATTATGGACAACGGCTCTTGACGGAAACACAACAACAAGACTAGGGGGTGTTTTTGCTTTTAACACAACCATGAGAGCAGCACCTAGTGTTTCGAAAACAAATAATACAGGAACTATAGATTCGCAAACAATAACTGATAAAGGTTATTCTGTCTTTGCTGAAAAAACAGACAGAGGTACAACTACAAATGTGACTGACATAGAATTGGATTCGGAGATATAAATGATTAAAAGTGTAACAAAACAACCATTAATAGATGATAATACAAAACATAATTATATTGTTGTGAATAATGATGATAA